GCGACGTGTGACACAGGTTCTTCTGCCTTTGGAAGCTCGCCCCAAACCTCGATATCGGGATCGCTGCGCAGCGTATCCACGACTTTTTCATTGACCTCTATGGTCTCACCCGGAAGCAGACGCTTCCCAGCGATGACCTTTGAATTGGGACCGATATATTTGATCTTCACCATTATTCTGTGCTCCTTTCAAATTCCCCTCCCTAAATTGCGTACTCGCCATTTGGGGAGGGGCTAGGGGTGGGGTCTACGCCACGCGATGACCAAGGACATACACGGTCGCATCCGGCTGGGTTGCTCCGGTCGCAGATGTGACACGCAATGTGCCAGTGGCTGCGATTTCCCAGGCTGCATCATCGATGCTTGCCGCCCGGACAAGATCCTTATCGCTCCCACTGGCTGCCATCGCATTGGTGATGGCAGTCGAACCATTCTTCACTGTCAATGTGGTGAGTAATACGCCAGCACCGCGCAGCACCAGCCACGCATCGATGACACGGGTCTTATGGGTCAGCACCACATCGGTATCGCCCAATGCGCCCGCTGTTATATCGATCCGGTGCAGCACCGGGATGCCGCCGATTACATTGGCATCGGCGATGAACTTCAACACCAGACCGGTCAAGCCAGCGCCTGCTGCACCCACTTCGATCTTGGCTTCGGTCACTGCATTTGCAGCGATCTTGGCTGTGGTTACAGCCAGGGCACCGATCTTCGCAGCGATCACCTTTCCGGTGTTGATCGCGCCGCTTCGTAAATTGACATCAGGGGTAGCCATGTTTCATTTCTCCTTAATTCGTATGCTTATTCCCAATCCCCTCTCCCGATGGGAGAGGGGCCAGGGGTGAGGGCTATGATTTACGCAACAACGATATGAGCCGCTTTGTTCGCGATGGGCGCGAGCGAAGCGTTGTACTCCTCCGAATAATACTGCTCAGCGGCGATCAACTTGCGGTTGCTGCCATAGGTGGGGAATGGACCTTTCACGGTCATGGGCTGGTAGATACGGTGCATGACCAGTTCACGATTCAATGCCAGCGCCCAGCCATCCCGCATCTGTGTGGATGCGAACACGGGCAAACCCTTGACGCCGCCCACGAAGCCCGCGGCATCCAAAAGAGCATTCGGGAAACCGAGGCGGGTGAAGCCGTCCCAGTTGGAGAGCAGGTCAGAATTTGTCACGCTCATCAGGAAACCAGTGGGCTCATAAAAGCGGTTCGCCACTTTTACCTTGGCATAACCCAGCTTCTCAGCAAACTCGCTGAACGGATCGGTGGCTGCGGTCCACGTGCCGCCGCTGTTGGAAGCCACACTCAACGAAGCCATCAGGGCCTTTTCGATCAAATGACGATCGATGATTCGGCGAGTCTCACGGATGATATTTGACATCGTTCGAGCCACCGCATCCCAGCCCAATTGACTGCGGCTGAACACGATCGCTTCATGGTTGATCTGGTCAGCCACACGGAACGCTCGGGCTGTGATCGTTTGGTAGCTCATCGTGGTCTTCGCCTGTTGGATTTCAGCGCCTTCGCCTTCGGTGATCGCGTTATAGCTGTAATCCACCAGGACATCATTCGCGCCGATATCACCCGCGGTCAGGAACTTGATCTTGCCCAGTTCATAATCGATGATGTAATCAACACCATCCACATACGTGGTGCCTGCGGGGTTGCTGGTCACAACCACCGTGCCTGGCACAACGTTCGCATGAGCCAGCGAATACCAGGTGTCTTCTGCGCCGCCCGTCACCACTTCATCGGTGATCGCCACGAGATAGCCCGTCTCACCCGCGAAGGCTTCGAACCAGATATTGGTGGGGCTGTTATCCATCAGCCCAACGTCGAAGACATTGGCAGCCACTAAGGTGGGAAATGCTTCGGCGATGATGGCGCGGCTCACACTGTAAGGCAGATTGAGGTCTGTCGCTGCTTCAGCTTCCTGGAATTCACGCGCCTCATTCATCAGCTGCCGTTGGTAGAGCTTATCAAAACGATCGAGCAATTGCAGCGTGAATTGAGCCGCACGGCTCTCGTTTTTGCGCAAATCCTTCACCGGTCGCATTTCATGCTTGCGGATGGATTCGGTGATCTCGAACGCAGCCCGGCCAAACTCAGGCGTGCCCGTTTCGGTCTCCAGCACATCGCCGATCACCTTAACGCTCTTGGTCTTCTCGTCGAAGCCCATGCCCTTCAATACGCCCGCTGCAGCCAGATGGCTGAACTGCTTGCGCTGGCTCTCGGCAAATTGCGCCACAGCCTCAGGGGTCGTGAACTGAATACCTTCGAATGCCTCAACGAAGATCTTATTTAGCTTATCGCCGAACGGCAGATCCTTCGTGGCCTCCGTGATCGCAACCTGAACTGCATTCTGCTTCTGTCCCTCATCGAACTTGCGAGCCTTCTCCGCATTCGTCTTCACAGCCTCGATGATGTTTGCATTGGCATCGATGCCAAGCGCGCCGCGCAGCGACTCGTCGAGCTTCTTCAATTGCTTTTCGCCCAGCGCTTCGAGCTGAGCTTCGGTCATGCCCTTGTTGAACAATTCAGGATGTTCAGCAAGTAACTTCTTCAGTTGTTCCAGCAATTCGTTCATGTCATCCTCCATAGATGATTGAGATTCGGTTAATTGCGCAGTATTCTCAAAGGACGGTTCGAGCACAAGATCGAAGCCAGTGATATGCAATTCACTCACCTCGAAGATCTTCTCCGCCTTCTGCGTTCCGCTTTCTTTGACATACTTCCCTTCACCATAGCCACGCAAGCTCACGCCTGGCATAACGCCGCCTTCCATCAGGGTCAGGATGTCCTTGCCTTTGCTGGTCTCCAGAATGCGACCAGTGATGTCCACGTTTGTGCCATCAAACGTGACTTCTTCCCATTTGGTCACAGTCTCCAGCAGGTTCGGACGCCCGCCCTTGTCAGACGGATGTTCAGCTTCACCGAGAACTTGAATCGCTCGTCCCTGTCCTGCGCTCTCATTCAGATGATCGTTTAGCTCAGCGATCGCTGCCTGAAGCACAGGAGCGGGATATCGGCGTCCGTTGCCATTAACAACGCCCGCCTGGATAGCTCCATCAATTTTGACTCTGCGTGGCCTGCTATCTTCCTTCTCCAGCAGGCTCACCGCAGCATTCAGACGTTCTTCAATTCGTAGCCCCTTCCGCTTCCCATTCTGCTTTCCGCCTTCTGCGATCTGAGATTGCGGCTGGTAAGCCAGCTCCACCACTTCCCACTGATCACGCGGAGCAAAGGTAAAGGTCTCACCATCCCTGGTATATGTGACCTTCCAATATTCATCGTTCTTTAACGTGCTGGAAGCTCCATATTCAGAGACGATCACATAATCCGCAAATGTATCCACGATGTCGATATAAAGACTTTCGTATGAAGATGGAAATTGCCTGCGAAAAGCGTTCTGCATCAGGCTCCGTGTATATTCCATCGAACCCTTCACCAGCTCTGTAATTGGATTACCCTTTTTGATTTTCTTAACCACGTTCCACCTCCTGAAGCGCTTGCTCCACTTCTGTGAAAATTTCTCTTTCAGCCGATAACCACACGGGCGGCTGCGTTTGTCCACTGTAAACAGATAACCAGATCTTCCCAAAGAACAAAGCCGATAATCTTTCACGCCAGGTCATCTGCCAGAGAGAGATACATTGCTGTCCATCAGTAAACACTGGCAGATCTCCACATTCCTCCTTCGTCATCCCCATCGGTGGACCCAGTTTCTTATTCGCCTGCTCAAAATTCTTTGGTTCCATACCAATCTCCAATTACTGATTACTGAACACTGATAACTGATCACTGAACATCTCCTCCGCACTCACCACCACAGCCTCAGCTGAGGCAGTCTTCCCCGTCCCGCTCACGTTATCGGCGATCATCTGGTTCCCACCGCTCACCGTATCGATCTCATCATCTTCCCTTGCAGTGGGACCAAACGCGGTTGCAGTCCGCAAAAACGAAAGATTCCACACGCCGCGCACCAGCTTCACTTTTCCCTGCTTCGCTCGCATACGCCAGGGCTGAGCCCATTGCGTTTTATCTCCATCCGAGCTCTTGCGTGTCATCCCGAGGATCGGGATCTTCGCCAGGCTCCGATCACTCAGAAACTGCTTAACTACCAGCGATTGAAAGGCATTATCTTCAATGCCCCACATCGTTCCTTCTTCCGAATCCGAAAGCATCAACGCCTTCAACCCTCCCAGGAAGAGATCCAGGTTCCGCTCCTTGAACATATCGCGTATAAACAGATCCCCTTCGTTGTCCATCGCCACGGCTGCCGTTGCATTGAAATCGCTTTGTTCGGTCTTGCCCAATGCCAGATCCACATAGCGATACCACTGCAACCCCTTTGGTGCCCGTTCAACGACATGGAAATCTGCCTCGTCGAAGAAATTGCCCTTTGCCAGGCGTGGCATCTGCTGGTATTGCGCCATGAACTCAAAATCATCCATATTGACTGAAAGCGCATGCAACTGATGTTCATCATGCTTCGCCTGCCACAGCGGTTCCCCTGGTGAGCGCCCCAGTTGGTCTCCGCCCATCGGA